TCAATTCTTGTCAAGTGCTTCCCTGTGGATAACTTTTAGGGAGTGTCTAATCTTCTCTCTGGTCGCTTCTGAATGCTTCCGACCCTTGTTGGCATCGCTAATTTTTTTCTTGTGATGGAAGCTTAAATTCTTCCCCTTCCAATAATCTCTTTTTTTATAAGGCGGGGTCTTCCCGGTCTTCTGAAGCTCACGGTAATATATTTGCTTCACTCTCGTTTCCGAAATATTAAAAAGCCGAGCTAAGTTTTCAAAAGTCATTTTAGCTTTTAGCTCGACTAATTTCCTGTTTCTTGCATTTTTGGTTTGTGGTGTCTTTGCCATACTATCTATAAGTATAATCAAGCAAAATATCCTGTCAAGTGCTTTGCTGTGAATAACTTCAGGCAACTGAATACAGAAGGCAGGGCAATTAGCGTGCCTTTTTTAACTTTCTGATCTGCAGTTTATCTCATGATCTCAAGACTAACTTTCTGTATTCTCCTTCCAGCTCTTTATCATTCATCATCGTATAAATATACGAACTGGTGAGAGCAGAATGTCCGAGTATGTTTGAGATGATGGAATTATTTGCGCCTTTCTTTGCCAGCTCATGCCCCAGATGATGTCTGAAGCTGTGGGCATTAAGTGTTGTGATTTCCGCCTTTGATGAATACCGCCTCAGAAAAATGGATACTGCGCCGTTAGTCAATCTTTTTCCTAATTGCCACCTGCAAGCTCCAACAAATAATGCTTCAGGGTCTTGGAACTCTGTTCTCTGAAATAATTCCTCTCTTTTTTCTATCCATTTGTTGAGATTTTGGCTTGTGTCTTTTGACCAGAATATCTGCCTGAAAGGCTTCATCCCCTGACTTTTTTCGGTTTTCACTATCCCTTTCATTCCCTCCAAATCTACATCATCCATGTTGAGCGATACCAATTCGCCGACTCTTGCCCCTGTGTCCCACAGCATGTTCACGAGTGCCAGATTGCGAATGTGTCTCGGGTCATTTGAGCGCTCTGGGATCACGTCTAATAGCTTTCCGTATTCTTCTTCTGTCGCAACCCGTGCCGGTTTGTACTCTCGTTTTGGAATCGGAATCAATTCGTAATCCAATACCTTATGTCCTTGCCTGGCATAGAATTGAAACATCTTTCTCAGTGCTACGCTTTTTGTGAGAAATCCGTTCCACTTCCAGCCCAATTCCGCCATCAGATTGAAGTATCCCGTGACGTCTTCCAGTTGCACGCTTTCAATGTCGGGGTTTCTCATGTAAAGGCAGAAGCCCCGAAGATCAAGCTCGTAACCCTTAAGCGTTCCTTTTGAGGAATTTATTTGTTTCCATCCTACAAATTTAGTTATTGCTTCTTTAAATAACATAAAACTGCCCGCCGAGTTTGGGGTCGACGGGCAGTTCTATAAAGGCGAACTGGTCTCCCCCTCTATCGCCAAATCCCAAACTCGGGCATTAGTCGCCCATTGGCGATACGACCTTTTCGCCTTCCACATTACCACCCACACTATCGCACCCAAAAAACAAGTCAAGCGAAATCTTATAGATAGAGTGGACAAGTAGAAGGTCTTTTATTATCTTACTTCGCCGGCGCTTGCTTCACCATCAACAAATTAAAAAACCCCCTAAATGATGGGGTTTTATTGAAATTTCCTCTAAATCCTAAAATTTATTTTAGGTCAACCCATTTTCTCCTTCGGGAGTTTTGACTGCTGTATCGCCGACGAATAATCTCGCAGCCCTTATAAGATTACTTCCCTTGTCGGAACAGACAAAAATTAAGTCAGGGTAAATTTCTTTTGCAATTAAAAAAGCTGAAAGTTGAGCTAAATCAAAAACCGAGTTTACCCATGCTTTTTCAAGGATCTCGATAGATTTTTCTACCATTTCATCTGTGAATTCAATTCTTTTCATTGTCAATAGGTCAACAGCAAATTGCGATTCCAAACTTTGAAACTCTTCTTTTGTTACTGGTGTATCATTTTCTAAGTTTTGAGTCCATTTATACAAACGATAAAAAACCTTGCGAATTTCTATAATGGCAAGGTTTAAGTAGAATAATTCGTGTTCTTCGGTAAAAACTCTATTCACAAACTCCGAACCCAATTCTGTTTTATACCGCTTAGTAAAAGCGCTAGTTTCAAAAAAATATTTTGCCATTTACACAAGATATTATTCATTGTTACGTTCTTCAAAGAGAAGTTCGGTCAAAGAAGGTAAATTTTTTGTAATTTCCCAAACTTTCTCAATTCCTGGTGCTTGTCCTGCAAGTTTTTGCAAATTCAATTCAAGCTCGGCACTTCCATAGTGCGGATTAATCAATCGTTCTGGCAAAACCAAAGTTCCCCTTTCTTTTAAGGGTTCTACTTCGGGTCTAGCAACAGAAGAAGGATAAACTTCCCAAAATGTTGGGCGTGTCAAAATTCCCCACACCTCTGTGATTGTACTTATTAAATCTCTTTTAGTGTCAGCAACTTCTTCTCCAGTGTATTCTTTCAACAGAGGAAGCAATGGTATCCCCTTTGTAATGTCTACTGTTGTTTGGTAAATTGCCATAAAATTTACTTTATTATTTTATTTTTTCCCATTTTTGAGACTCAATTTGCATATCAATTGCGGGCTTGTTATCTCTGATAGTCTTCTGGACTTTACCTTTGAAAACAAATTGATCAGATAAGTTGTCACTTTCTACATATGCTCCAGTATATCTAAGCTCCGCCATTTCTTTACCTTCCAATATTTCTAAGGGGTGAAAAGGAGCACCCAACTTCATTTCTTTAGCATAAACATCATAAAGTCCCCACATATTTTTTTCTAACTCTGTATCAGATTCTTCAATTTCAAGACCTAAATCATTGGCTTCATCTCGGGTAATAGGATACCCATGAATACAAATATCGCTTGTAACTGCTTTAACGATTTTTTCGATCCTTTCTTCATCTTTTATATGAATCCTCAATGACTTTTCCGCTATTTGTCTTGCCATTCGAATCGCTCGATAAGCATTCCCAAGAGATAACGGGTGGATTTTTTCTCCTAATTGCTTGTAAATTTCAAACATCTGTTCATCTTTTACTCCTGCTTTCTCTTTTGCTAAGAGAAAATAAGAATTAATATCCTCTACACTAATCTCTAGTTTCTGTTGGGGCATTTGTGGATTAACTGGATTGAATGGGTGCATTGTTGAAGGATCGGTGGGACTTAATTCTCCTAACTTTCCCATTATTATTTTATTCGCTCCAAGAGCAATAAGTGTGCCTGCGCTGTGACATCTATAAGGTATTAAAACTTCAAAGTCGTTACAATGACTTCTTATTAATTTTATCAATCTTAAAGGAGCAACCATATCACCTCCTCTGGTATAGAGAAACAGACTTATCTTTTTCTGAGGCCCCATGCTTTCCAAATGACGATTAAAAATAGGAATTACATCGTCAGCAATTCTTGTAGTAAAGGGCTGACGATCGCCAGTAATATAAGTGATAACTCGAGAATTACGAGACTCTTCAATTTTTTTGATTAAATCTTCTTTATTCATAGGTAATTTATACTTTATATTTCCTGTTTTTTAGCATAGCCGATTCTTTAGAAAAATGCAAGTCCAGTCATTTTCTTGAAGATTACTCCACAACTCTATCATACTATAAATTCAAAACTTTCCAACTAGACAAATCATTCGGGTCGTATTCGTATTTTTTGTTATCGTTATATCTCCAACTGCCATTGACATAAATCGCAATTCCGCCAAAGAGTTTCTTGCCTTTTCTGTTTTGCTCTTTAATATATTTTTGCAAACCTTCCGCCCTTTCTTTTGCGTTTTCTGCCGTCATCCCGCTTTTAGTATCGAATATCCCAATCGTTCCGTTTTTAAACTGGATGATAAAGTCGGGGTAAAATGATTGCTTGTCGGTGCGTAAGACGGCGAAGTATTTTATTTCGGTTTCGCCGTTCTTAAACCACCACTTAACTTTTGAGGAATTATTTAGTAGCTCTATAAATTTTACTTCTGGGTCGCTCGGTTTTGCCGTATAAAACGGCTTCATGGTCGACTTAGAATGCTCCTCTCTTTTGTATCTGCTGTTGTAGCTTATAATTACAGGCACTTCCCATTTAGGAACTTCCTGCAATTCTCTCTTTTCGTTGAGTTTTTCGACCACTTCTTTTTTGTATTTCTCTTTCGCTAAATTTATCGCATCGACAAAAGTTTGAACATTTTCCTTGCCTAAAACAATTCTTTGGGCCCCTGGTTCGTATTTTCCTATTTGATATCGTTGTTTTAAAAATTGGTAGATAGCGGTTTTCATCCTGTCGCTTGAATCGCCGGGAGCGTAAGGAGTGCAATTTTGGATTATGAACCTGTCAAACCTTTGCTGTAACTCACCGTCACTTAGAGCAACCTCTATCGTTCCCTTCCGTTCTATTTCTCCCGATTTATCGACATCTATAATTTTGCCGTCGGCAATTATGGGACTAACCACTTTTGACGGATTCATTTTCAGTTTTATTTTCTCCGCAACTTTCATAAAAATTTTAACGAATTCTCCAGACAAACGAGTTCTCGCCCTTTGCCTTTTTAAGAAGACCGAAGGCAGGGAGATTTCTTTATATAATCTGCTGTCTCTTTTTGATTCGTAGATTGTTACGTAGTCCCTTGCGTAATCTTCGGTTATTTCTATATTCGGAAGGTTGGTAAATACAAATCCTTTATTTAATTCGGGCTCTTTCAAATAATATTTTAATTCTGGCATTCTCATTATTCTGCCGATTGTTTGAATCGTGAAAACAAAACTCTTTGATTCCCTGAAAATTACGAGAATTGATGCTCGAGGACAATCCCAACCCAATGCTATGGCCTGCTTGAAGACCAAAATTTCTACCTCATTATCGTTTTTTTCTATGTTGGGAAGCGTATCAGACTTATCTTCGGAGAGCCATATGGCTAGTTTTCCGTTTTTTTCCGTTATTCCTTTTTTCTCTAAAATTTTGACAACATCCTCTTTTTTATTGATTAAATCTCCCCTGCTGTCTGGGAGCTGAACAAGAATAAGTGGGTTCACGTCAGAATTTTCTTTTTTATACATTTTGATTAACTCCTCTCTTTTGTTCAGGGCTTGTTCGATGACCAGCTCATCGGAACTTTTTGTTCCAACTTTTATATTTAGAAATTCTGGATTTACGGCAATCTCGGATTTTATCATTTCTTCTGCTTTGACGTCTGCCAAATGGACTTTTTCAATCTCGGAAATATTCTCCTTCAGATGAGGAGTCGCAGAAACTTCCAATGTGATTTTGGGACCGATTATTTCAACTAATTCTTGGGATTTTTCCGATCCCGCCGTGTGGTGACTTTCGTCTATGATTAAAATAATGGCTCTGCCGTCTTCTTTCGTGTTTTTGATTACGGCGTTTAAATTATTGTCTTGCTCGTTTTCTCTGACAAAGATGTTGATGTCTTTTTTGTTAATGCTGTGCCAATTTATGAAAAGTATTTCATTCTCCCCTATCTTTCTGTCTTCCAAGTCTTCAAAGTGAGAACATTTTAACAGCCTGTCGTCTTCGTAGTATTTTTCTAACTTGTCTTTGCTTTGTTCGTGCAACATCCTCACGGATATCCAAACAAAGGAAAACCTCTTGTCGTCTTTTCTGCTTTTGACAAGTTTCTTCAGTAAGGACGAGACCATTACCGTTTTGCCTGATCCCGTCGGGGCCTGAAATATTACCACCTCATTCTCGGAAGACCTTAAGCAGTTTTCCATCTTCATTTGCAGATTCTCTACCGCCTCTTTTTGATAATCTTTTAAATTTATCATTTGAATATTCTTTTATACACGTTTAATATTACTGCGGGAATCGGTTTTAGGTCAACTAATTTTTTAACATCTTCAAATTCTTCTTCTCTTGCGCTGTCATCAAGGGAGAATACGTAGACGATGAATTTCTTATTCATTTTTTTAACCTCCTTTTTGAACGGCTCGATTCCCTCGTCGCTGTAAATTATACCTAAATGCTTATTCTGATTATTTTGGAAAATTCTGAAGTGGCGTGCTTTATTAATTTCATTAAAGCAATCTTCCCTCAGGCAGAGCATTTCCGTTGATTTATCGACGAGTTTTTTCTTGTTTATGTCGGTTGGCTCGGCGTCAACAAAACCAGTCTTAAAATACTTGAGATTCCCCTTGAATCCGTTTATTTTTTTGCCGTTATTTTTCTTGAAACCCTTTATTATCTTTTTTAATCGAGGATAACATATCTTTGTGCAAATATTGTTTTCGTTATTGGTGCACAGGATAAATTTTCTGTTAGCTTTGTTTTCACGATTTAAGTCTAAAATAGCGTGTCCAGTCGTTCCAGAACCTGCAAAAAAGTCCAATATTACTGCATCAGGCCGGGTTAGTATTTCGATGAGATATTTAATCAGTCCTATCGGTTTCTGTGTAGGAAAATCCTCCACTCTCTCGCTTGATAAATTTAAAACTGGCTTTACGTTTATTTCTTTGTAAAATTTACCCTCTTTAAAGAGAGTTATTTCTCCCTCTATTACGTCTCTTAAATTTACGTCTGCATAAAAATCGCCGTTCTCGTCTTTTTTCGCTCCAAAGAAATCTTTTTCGTATAATATTTTTTCTTTGAATCTATTGAAAAAATACTCTTTAGAGCGTGAGTAGAATAAAATATAATCGTGTTTGCTGGAGAAAACATCATTTCTATGGGGGGCGCCACCCGTACGATATGCCCAAATGATTGTATTTCTGAAGTGGTCTTCTCCAAAAATTTCATCGGATAACAACCTTAATTGAGCCACTTCGTTATCGTCGATGTTGATTAGGATGGTTCCGTCTTTTTTCAAAAGATTCTTGGCGAGCCTTAATCTTTTGCCCATGAAATTAAGCCACTTACTGTGCCTGTAAGAATCTTCGCTATTTACGATTTTGTCATTATACATAAAACCTTCGTTGCCAGTATTGTAGGGAGGATCAATGTAGATTAAGTCTATTTCGCCATTATGTGTGTAATTTAAAACCGACAGGGCGTGGTAATTATCCCCCTCAATGAGAATGTTTACGGGTGCATTTTTGTCTGTTTCAATCTCTTTGCCTTTGTTCTCCGCAAGTATAGGAAGTTTTTCTTTGCATAATTCAACGACATTCTCTGGCTGGTCCTCCCAGATTATTCCATACTTCTTTCTTTTCTTCAGTTTCTTTATCTCTTTCACCAGCTCTCCTTTAGACCAATTTTGGTAATTGTTATTTCCTGCCATGGTTTTTTTTATAATTATTAATGTTTGCGTTGAAAAATCGTTCAAGGTCTTCTTCTTTGATGCGCCACTGCCCCATTTTAGAGGCACGCAGTTTCTTCGCTTTTATATAACGCATAACTGAGCGTTCGCTGACGCGTAGTTTCTTGGCGACTTCTTTTATGGTCAGAAAGTTGTCCACAAGCATGTTCTTTTTTCATTATAAGCTATCTGTCCTGTTTTGTCATCTACAAATGAGGGGATAACTAAAGACCCCATCGAAAACGACGGGGTCTTTAACAATGCGACTACTCCTCGCCTTCCTCTTCTTTTGATTCTTCTTCGTCCCCTTCTGGTTCTTCTGGGGTTTCTTCGTCTTCAGTTTGATTTTTGATTTCTAAAAGCATTATAATGCAACGCCTGATTTCGATTCTCAGACGTTCTTTTATTTTTTCCGACCTTGTTTATAGCGGTTGGTTCGCCGGCTGATTCCTCTTGCTGTCTTGCCATTCCCTGATTGCTTTCAAAACGGCCGCCACTACTCCGATGAAAATCGGCGGTATTAAACTCGCCAACTCTGTCGACTCTAACAATCCCACCGCTCCGCTGATGATGAAAATTTCCACGAACCGCATCGCTATTCTTTTTGCGGTCGTGTTGTAAATGTTCATGGCAGTTTTTGAATTTCCTTTTTTAATTCCTCGACCTTTTGCCCCATGGATTCGGCTAAATCCAAGAGCACCTGTCTTCTGTTTTCTGGTCGTTCTGGCCTGGCCCGGTAGGTTCTAATAAAGGGCATGAGGTTTTTGCCTGGACAAGCCGTTGACGCCGGGATCTCCTGGTGCCCCAGCACGTTTGTTCTGGCTATGCCAAATTTTGCCCTTTTATCGCTCAAAACCGCTTCAAGCGTGGAGATCTGCTCTTTACTGGGTTCTTCTATCTCAAAGTTCCCTGCGAGGCAAACACCCAGCGATTGGTAGTTCATTGACAAGCCGTCTTTTAATGCCGATGCATGGGCCCCCACCCATTTCTCATCTCTGCCCTTTTGCAGCTCTCCTTTGCCGTTAATGAACCAATGGTATCCAATGTCTTCCCAGCCCTTTTCTATGTGGTATTTTTTGACCGCTTCAAAAGTAGTCTTGTCTCGGCTGGTTGCCGTGTGGTGGATTATCAGATATTTAATTTTTTCTGGTTTTAGTTCTGTCATTTTTATTTGTGATTACTATGTTCCAGCCAGCGAATCAGCTGCTCAATCATGTCCGCCAATCTCTGATGGCTTCTTTCTAATTGACTTCTGCTTTCAATATCATGCTGGAGATGATTTTTAATCACCTCTGTGAATTGTTGGTCTTTCTCTCTGGTGGATTTCAAAAACGCCTTGACTATCATTACGATGGCTGCAATAGCTACGATACCTATCCCAAATTGTGCGTAGTTTAATAGTTCGCTCATAGACTTGACTTGTCCCCTTGGCAAGTTAAACTACCGACGATGAAACCTTTTTGGATTAAATTTTGGCTAATAGTGGTCATCATGCTCTTGTTGATTAATCTCGGCATAGGTCTTTTTTTGATTTTTCGTTCTCCCGAATCTTGTTTGCCTGGCGACTGTGTTTCTCATCCTGACGCTTACTGGTGCCGGTAATTCTATCTCCAATAGCCCGCTATTGGCTGGACCGGAAGCATTTCCCCCATTGTTGTTGGGACTGATTCTGCTCCCCAATATCCTTCTTTTGACGTCGCTGCCGGCGTCTTTTTTATTTCCGCAATTTCTTCTTGAACCGTCTTTTTTAATCTTGCGATGTCGCCTGATTGGAAGGTTACTTTTTGGGCTATTTTTTTTGCTTCCTCTGGATCGTCTTCGGCTATGATTTTTGTAATGTCGGGAATGACCGATTCCGCTTTGCTGTTCCATTCTTTTATTATGGCGTCGGCTGCTTCTGGCTGTCCCTGTTCTATGGCTCTTTTTGCCTGCAGACGAACCGTGTTGTAGCCGACGGTTAAATCGTCCAGTAAATTCCACGCTTCGTTTCTTTTTTCTCCGCCTGAAGTTCTGTAAAATCTCTTGATGGTCAAATCTAAAATCTTGGCTGGATCCATTGCTTCCCTGCCGAATCCGCCCAGCAGTCCACCTACGCCGTATGCCAGTTTCATTGGCGAGATTCCCAATGCCCGTCCTATGGTTATGGCTAATTGAGGCGTCTTCTCATTGTATTGCTCGCTTGGTGCTACCATCCCCAATCCTCTCGGCACGATTGGATAACCCATAAAAAAGGATTGGTTGGTTGCCAGTTCTATTGGTGTCCTGATTACTGGCGGTAACGCTCCTGACAGGAATGAGGTTGCCGAAGGTTCGCCGTCTCTGGTGAATGGAATTGGTGATAACTGGCTCATCCATTCCAATGCTAATTTAAACCAGTTTTGTGGCTCTCCTTTCCTCACATACTCTAAGGCGTATTCGATTGGATTGTAGAAAATCTGCCCGACATCGCCTTTTGGTATCTGGATAATTTTTGGCACTCGGTTTCCTTTCTCGTCTATGTCCTCTCCGACGATTAAGGTGAAGTAGGTGTCTTTCGCCCACTGCGGAATGTCGTCGTAGAGGTCTGGGTAATTCATTGTGTTCCAGAGGTAGGTGGCGACTCCTGGCGCTACGACCAATGCCATCGCTCTGGCCGCTGACCTGAACGGATGGTCTTTGAAAACCCTTGCGGTATTTAAAAGTGCCTGCCATCTGGCGTTCACGAATGGAATCCACATATTGACGATTCTGGCTTGCTGTCCTGCTCTGGCAAAATCAATGGTGACCCGTCTGGCTTCAAATGCCGCCTCTAATGGTGTTACTCCTTTTTTGAGCCCCTTTGCATAAACTCCTAATCTCGGTGCTAACTCTATTGTCTCTGCAAAGTTGCTGATTAAATTAAAGGGATTGATTACTGCTTTTGTTTTTGTCCACCATGACGGCATGAACAGGGCTTTTTTTGTTCCGCTTATTGCTCTGGCGGTTTGAATGAATCCGCCGTATCCGCCTGCGTTCCGATGGAATTCATTGAAAAGTTTTGATTCCCAGCCAAATGATCCTTTGAGTCCTGCTCCGAATCCTTTCAGCCAGTCGACAGGATTGAATCCCCATTTGGAACACATTATTGCCATTTGGGCATCTCGGAAGGCATTGGACAGGGAGAATGGAATATAGAGGGAAGTTGCTCCTTTCCTGAAGGCAGACGAAGTGAATCTCACGAAGCCACTAAGCATTTCCGCTTCCACTGAACTCATCTGGTGCATTGCCCAGCCCAAATCCTGTGGCACCGCCCACTTGGTCACCTTGCCCTTAGTAAATACGCTGATTGAATCCCAATCTTTTGGTGGTCTCACATCCCAAACCAATTCTCCTTTTTTGCCCATTCTGGCTAATGGCTTGATGAGTTCTTTGGCTTCTGGGAATTGTTTTCTTAAGGCAATTAATTTTTTGGCTACTTCGTTTCTCTTTGTTAAACTCACCGATTCACTCAATCTATCTATGATTGCTTCAAATGGGTCTCTGATGGTCTTCTCTGTGCCTTTTAGGGCTTTAATGATTCCTTGTTTCGTTACTGAAAAAACTTCGCTTCCCACTGGAATCAATTCTGCTTCGGCACTCGTTGGCAAATAATCTAAAACTTGGAAGGGCATCCAGTGTTTGTTTTTGGTCACGATTGCATCGTATGCCTTCTGGGAGATGATGCCTGTGTTTAATGCTGGTTTCAGGATTGCTTTGTCTGCCCAGTTCTGGATTGCTCCTTCCGTTGTTTCAAATAATCCGTAGACCTTCTCGCCTACCTTTGTTTTTATTTCTACTAAAGCTCTGGTGGCTTGTTCTTCGGTCACTCCTGCTGGATTTTTAAATCCTCTGGTCGCTCTCTCGGCCGCTCTTTTTGAGAGAGTGAATCTGGTGAAATCTGCTCGGTATTTTCTGAGAGGTGCTACGATTTTTTGTAAATCTGCGAGGTTCATTTCGATTGTCCCGATTCTGCCTGCATACATTCTGGCTTCCACATAGGGGCTGGCGTTTATGTCGATTGCCTTGCCTGCCGTCTTGCTGATGTTGTCTTCGAATGTTTTCATTGCTGAAAATCGGTCAGTAAATAATTCCTTGAATGCTTTTGGTCTGCCTTTTAACCACTCCCAGAGTCCTCTCACCTTGCCTACCTTCCCTACCATTTTGTCTATGGCTTCTATTCCGCTTCCTTTTGGCGGTTCTGGTGCTTCGGCTAATGGTATTTCTTCTGACATAGGCGGTTTGCCTGGCGGAGGAAGTTTTGCCTCATCCAATCTTAATTGTTTGGGTACTATCTCTTTACCTGCTTTTATCACTGGTTTGGCTTTTTCATTAATGAGTTCTAATTGTTTTTCTTCTGAAGTTTTTGGCACTGGTTGTTTCTTTTCTGCCATCTTGACTATTTTTTCTGTTTGTTGCGGAGTTATTTTTTGGGCTGCTTTGGTTGATACTGCTGGCGGTCTTGGGATTGACGGTGCTACTTTTATTTTTGGTCTCATTATTTCTGCCACTTTTTTGGCTGGCTCTGTTATTTTAGTCACCATCGGTTCAATTCCTTTTAAGGTTGCCATCACTTTTTTGTAGCCCTCGATGTTGTAATCGTGGGCTTTGAACATTGCATAAAGTTTTCCGTATTGTTTTCGAGTCATCGCCTGCCCTACATACTTTTCCGTTAAGGGTGCTAATTCTCTTTTGCCGCCTTCTAAGGTGTCAATGATCCAAGCCACCGTTCCCCTGTTATTGGTAATGCTTTCGCCGAATTGGTTTGTTTGCCCGAATTGATTTCTCATTGTGTTCCAGAGGATTTTGCTGTGCTTCCAAGTGGGAAGACCTCTGACTGGCATTAAGTTAGCGGGCAGTTCGTATTGAATTATTTCTTTTACTCCTTCTGCTCCTTCTTTAGCCACTGCTGGAGGCACTACTGGCTTCATCGGCGTGGGTTTTATGCTCAGTCCCATTGCTGGCTCGTAATAAGGTTTGAATGGTTCTTCTGGGATGTAGCCCGCTTTCTCTGGTAACATTTTAAATGGCAAGGTTACTGTCGGTTTTGGCAGTTCCATTATTTTTGAAATCGGGCTGATCATCGCTTGCCCCACTCGGGCTGCTTTTGCTGTCAGCAATTCTTTTGCTGTCGGTATCCCGCCTTCGGAAGAAATAATTTCGTAGGCATTATTGAGTTGTTTCATCGCTACTTCGTCTCCTCCCAATTTGTCGGGATGGAATTGATGAGCCAGCTGGTCGTATGTCTTCTGTGCTATTTCTGGTGTGTCTGGTTCTCCCAGTAATTTCCAAGCAGCAACCTTTTCCTGCAATTCTGGAGTGAGTTTTTTTGCCACTGCCTTTGCCCCTGATTCCAGCCAGCTCGCCACTATCGAGACGTCTAAGATTGCTTCACCGCCTACTCCTAAAATTGTGGCGATGGCTGCTGTCCTGTCATCCATGCCCTGATCCTGCAATTCTTTTAATCTTTTTTCCGTGTCTTGGGCATAGGATGTAATTTCTCCCAGTCCTGGCACTTTCCACTCTGGCTCTTTCTGGCGGTAATAAAGGGGATGATAGGCAAATGTTTTAGTTATTTTGAATGGCGCTTTTATTAAACTTTTTGCAATCTCCACCGAAGTGGCGAATAAATCTTTGCCCAATTCTCTTGGGAAATAATACCAAAATCCTGGCGGCTCTTCGCCTTTTGCGATTGCTTCTTGCAATTTCTTTTCTTCTCCCTGTTTAAGGAATTCTTCCATTGTCTCTTTTGGCTTTTCCAAAAGCTTCTGCGTGGTTTCCTTGAATGCCGATTTTCTCTTGCCCACGCCGAAGAGTTGTGCCACTGTTTCCACTGGCAAGCTTTTGAATGGCCGGTATCCTTCGTCTATCGGCTCTTTGTATTGCTCAAACCAAGAGGCGACGGTCTTGCCCGCCTTTTTGAATGGCTTTGTTATTGTTTCCCAAAATCCTGGCATGTTGTTTTAGGTAGTTATTATTCGACTGCCCTCAAAACGCTTCACACAAGGCAACCTGGTGCGCCATTTTGGGGGCAAATTGGCTGAAACAGACTTATTAGTAGCCACCGGGGAGCCATTTAAGGAATTTGCCCCACCACCCTGTCGGATGGGCTTTTGCCCATTCTTCTTCCACTATCTGAGTTGCTGTTTTGGTTGATGGCGGTTTAATCACTATACTCGCCGTCTCTGGATTGTCTCTCATGGTTTCCAGCGATTCTCCTGCTTTTATTTTGGTCGCTACTTTGCTTCTGAAATCTCTCTCAGCGAAAGTCATTGCTGTTGGGGCTGTCGGCATCTCCTCTGGTGTGTAGTAAGAAGTTTTGCCTGTGCTTGGGTCAAAGTATCCGACTACATTACCTTCTGCATCTTTGATGTATTGCAATGCTCGTTCTGTGGGTTGCTCTGCTTTGTATTTTTCTAATTCGTATGTCTTCTCCCACTGCGTTTTTGAAGTTTCTATCTCAGCCAGTTTGGTAGCGAAATCCATCGCCCATTGTTCTTCTCCTTTCGAGGTTGCCAGTTCCTGGCTTCTGATGGTCTGGTAAGTTCCTAATTGGTTAGTCATCCAGTTCAGGTCGTATCTCAATCCTTCTATTTCTTTTTCTTTGTCAGCGGTCTCCAGTGCCACTTTTTTGGTCACCTCGCCCAATGCTGAATTGTATTGCTCTGCCGAGCTGTTTCTCTGGTCTACCAAATTGTTGATGTTGGCATTGGCTAATTTTTCTATCTCTGCCGACTCTCCTGTGATGTTGGCCGCCGAATAGTAAGGGTTCTTTCTGACCTTGCCGATGGATTCATCTCTTTTTGCTTTCTCGCTTGCGATCTGGTTGTCGATGTCTGCCACTTTGCTTTTGATTGTCTCAAGCCCTGCGTTGCTGTATTCCTCGTCGTATCTTTTTGACTGGTATCCTTTGAGGGCATCTTCTGCTGTCTGCAGTTTGGTTCTGGTGGCTTCTAAGTCAGTCTGCAGTTTAGGGATGTCATAAACCCCGCCAGTTACGGATGACGCTGACGGAGTAGCGACCGCTCCTTTTAATATCTGGAATTGTTTGACAAATGCTTCCCAATCTACTCCCGTTGTTGGTTCTATTGCCATGGTTTTATTGTCTGGGCATCATTGTCGGAGGATTTTTTACCTCTTTGATTTTGCCCGCTTTTAATTCGATGTCATAGACCTTGTTTTCATCCATTCTGTATTTGGAATACCTGCTGGAAATAAACAGCTGTTTCTGCGTCTGCAGTGCCTGCGTGATTAATTTCAGCGATTGAATCAGCTTCTCTCGTTCCCTCAGTTCCTCTAAATCTATTTTGTCTAATTTTTTCTCGAACATTTTTATTGGTTGTTGTTTGGTTGGATTCTGACTCGACCTTTTAGCGATGGCTCAAAATAATAGCCATCTTCTCTTTGTTGGAATTTTTCTTTTTTAATAATGTTGGATTTCGAAGCCAGCCCCGCTTCGGCTGGTTTTTCCGCTATTTTTTTTTGCGGTGCTTTCTTAATTTCTTTTTCTAAGTCCTGATGTTTAGTTTTTAAATCGATTTTAGACATAGGCGATTTGTTTCCAGTTAGCCCCATCGTAAATGTAAAGTTTGCCGTCCTGACCGAAATACATTGTTCCCATACCTGGGCTTGATGGAGCACTGGCTTGGGCTGCGAAGTCGATGAAATCTGGATTGATGATTTCGTCTACGTAAAGCCGCCTCCAGTAAGCGGTTGACCTTCCTAAATCGCAGTTGACCACGTAAGGTGCGATGGTTTTACCGAAGTCTATTCGGTCTGAATACCAGTCCATGTCTACTCCGCCGTTCCAGATGATTCTTCCGCCTGATGACGGGAATTTTATAAAGTAGCAGTAGACGTCGTTCCACTGGTAGCTCGGCGATCCGCAGTCCATTGCGTTGTTTACCATTGGTGCGAAATGCGTCCCGCCAACATAGACCGCTCCTTGTCTCAATCCTGCCTGCCCTAAATCAGCCAGCATGACTTCGGCCGCTGCCTCTTCGGAGTCGTATCTGTAAATTTCCATTCCGCCGTCGCTGTGACTATTTCCTGGATCGTAACTCACTCCCTGCCAGAGCTCTCCTGATTGGACATTCGAATCTCTCTGGATGATTTTTCCAGTGGAAGTAATCTGGCATCTGACGATAGCACTGGCGTCTACGGCTAAAAAGGAATGGTAGGTCGCATCCATTTCCACTCTTTGGTTTCCTTCTGGTAAGGTTCTTATTGTAATTCCTGTCAGAATTCCTGCATTAATTTTAACTGCACTTAAATCGTTAATTTGGGCGTTAGTGACAGCGAGGTCTTGAATCTTGGCTGTGCTAATGGCTGCATTCATTATCTTGCTATTTCCTACTGCCAAGTTTCCAATCTTTGCCCATTCTACGGCGAGATTATCTATCTTGGCTGTCTGAACCGCAAGGTCGTCTATCTTTCCCGTGCTAACGGCAAGGTTCATTATTTTGCTGTTGCCCACTGAAAGGTTGCCGATTTTTGCCCACACTACGGCGAGGTCTTGAATGTGTCCCGTCTGAACGATTAATTCTTTTATCTGGGCTGACAATGTTATAACCGCTCCGCCTGTCCAGATGTTGTTTGCTTTGACCGCCTCGTTTGCTATCTTGTCCCACTCTACGGCTGCGGCCGCTATCTTTTCTTTGGTCACCGCCAATGAGTGAAGGTGTTCTGTCCAAATCGCATCGTCAGCTACCTTATCTTTGGTCACCGCTCCGTCCTCTAATGCCAGCTCTCCGACCGCTCCTGTTTTAATCTGAAGCGTGTCTATTGATTGCGGAGCTAATACTGGCGAATTTATCCCGTCGTGGGTGTGGGGCGTAATTTCTGGAAACGGCAGGTCTGGAATCTCTCTGTTTTTGAAAATTCTTATTTTTTCTTTCATGTTAAAGGATGCCTAATGTTTCAAAATAAGTGGTGACGGCTTTTACTTCTGGCGTCTCGTTTCCTGCGGGATGAAGATTTACTGCCATTTCAAATTCTTCCCCTTTGCCTTTTTCTTCTTCATTGTCCTCGTCTCCTGTTTCAATTGTGAAAATTGCTTTGGTAATTCCTTCCTTGTCGAATTGCTCTGCCCCGTCTTCCATCGTTGCCAGAAGCCAGCCGCCTTCTTCGTTCACTTTGTAAAAAACTTCTACGCTGCAATTTTTAGGCAGGGGCTTGGTCAGAAGCTTGATGTGCCTGAATCCTTTCTGGCTGAACGGCTCGTCGGCATCGAACACCATCCCTTCGTATCTGGCTTCGGCTTTGCTGTTCTCGTCGATGGTGTCCACTCCGTAGCTTGAGCCGTCTTTCCATGAAACATAGGGCTTATCGCTATACATTCCGATTGCTCCTATCGTAACGTTTTCCATTTTTCCGTGCGACGGAATGTATTCTAGGTTCAAAGCCGAAACTTCGTTTTTGCTCAATCTGCCGTAGGAATAAACACCGCATTTATTCGAGCCGTTTACTCCCAAAAGAGGAAGCCCTTTGAAGTTTGTCGCTGCTCCTGGATTGACCCAGCCCCCGCCTGGAAACTGCTTGATGCGAAGCAGGTTTGCCGTGTCCCAGAAATAAATTGCACCGTTTATCCCTGCCTGGATAAGCAGGAACTCTACTGAAATCATTGCGTTGACTCCTTTCTCGGCTATCATCTTTTTCTGAATCCATGAGGGCTGAACTTTATCCCAAGTCCAGAGCCATCCTTCTTCAACCTGGTCCCCTTTGGTTGAACCAATAATTACTAGCTGGTCTGCGTCCAACAGGCATTTTGACCGATGGGTTGGAACTAAATCTAATGCTTTGTTGTTAAAGTTCCCTTCATAATCTACCATTGCGATGTATCCGCCGTCGCAAATCATCAGCACTCCGCAGGCGATTCTCATTGTGTGCCACGCAGGATCGCCAGTAAGAGCTCCGAAGGTCTCGACATCGGTTGCCCAATCCCCAGTGGTCTTGATTCTTTTTACTTTGGTCTCTGTCGCCCAATAAAGGTAGCGTCTGTATGTGCCTGCGCCATCGTTGTTTTCGTATTCGACTGCTCCTGTTATTTTGCCGTCAGCATCGGTGTATTTCAGTTCCCAGCTTGACGTCGGCGTTGCCTTGCTGTAAATTTTCCCCGTATCACCAAACCCGTAAAGCTTGCCGTTGCTGCATGGCACGAAGAAAAGAATCAGATCGGTCACTACGCTTCCCGAATCTTTTTTCAGTGCCTGGTTACATTTTAAGGTATTCGCTCCCGACCGGATGTCCAACCCGTAACCAAATCTGAATGCTCCTTTGACTCCTTCATAGGCGTCGTCGGCGATTCCGCCACGAAACCCCCGAATTTTATAAGCGTTTAATGCCATGGGTTTTATAATTGCCTGCTTGAAATTGCCTGCCCTTTTGAGACGCCCGACGGTTCTTCGTTCTCCCTGTCTTTTATTTCCTGAAGCATGGAGTTGGCTTCCAGAACTTGTTCTTTGGCGTCATCGTCCCGTCCTTTCTCTTTTTTCAGGCAAATGGCTAATGCTAATTTAATAATCGGTTCATCCATTTCTTCTGGCGTGACCGGTTCATCTGTCGGCTCTACCAGTTTCACTGGTCTTCTCTGATAATAAACATCGATGATTTTGCCGTCCTCTCCTATGGTCGGCTTTATTAAAAATTGGTCTCCGATGATTGTAAAAACTTTCTCCCAAGCGTAGTTTCCACCTTCGTAATCTTCTGGGTCTGTGGGATGGTAGGTCTCGCCGTCCACTTTGAGAAAAATCATCGATTTGTAATCGAATGGATTGTAGTATGCTTCCCTGTCTTTCTCGGTCAGAATGGTGGAATGTTTTCTCAGGAATTTCCATCTGGCGTAGTTGCAAGCCCTGATGATGGATGTATTTATCCATCTTTTTTTGCTTTCCTCACTCCAAAATCCTGTCGTCTTTGAAGCCGACATTCTGCTGTTTAAATCTTGTAAAAATTCTTGGAGTTGCATGTTAGGTTAATTTGCCCGTGCTTCGGTATTTCCGAACATAGGGCAATAAATTTAGACCTGGACAATTGGTGGCTGTTCCTGGCACTTCGCCGTGTCCGAATACTTTCTCTTTTGAAATTCCTTTGCTTTTGCAGATGTCATCCAGTAAGGTCTGCAGGGTTGCCAGTTGGGCTGTCGTGGGTTGCTGGGTCTGGAAATCTCCGCAGAGGCAGATTCCTATGCTTCGGTAATTCATTTTGTTGTCTGGACAATGAGCCCCGATTTTGTTTTCTGGTCTTCCCTGAATCAGCAGTCCGTCTCCGTCGGCTGCTCCTGCGATCCATTTGTGGTAACCAATATCTCCCCAGCCGATGCCGATGTGGTTGTTTTTAATGGTCTGGAAATGAGTCGTGTCTCGGTCTGTGGCTGAATGATGGACTATAATAAATTCTGGGTAATTTGATTTTTCCCATCTCGGCAAATCTTTTGACGTGGTCTGGATTGTTCTTTTTCTCTGCCAGGCAATCACCAGCAGAGCTGGAAATTCTCCGCTATTTTTTATGTAGTCCCAAATCATTTTGAATTTCCCTGACCCGCTTTTCCAATCTTCCAAGACCAGACCTATTTTGTTGTTTTCTGCCCAGCCCGCTCTGTCTACAATTTCCTGAATGATTTCTTTTAAATCTGGCGATTCGTAGACGCTTTCGGCTGACCAGTGTTCGCCCACTATCACCCCTGACTCCTCATGCCCGATGAACCATTCTGCTTGGGCGGTTGTTTTTGTTCTGGTCGATGGTCTGTTTGAGCCGCCTGATTGGAATACTGAAGCGTTGTCTTCGGCGAATCCTTTGATGAGCAGGTTCGGGTAGCCGTTGTTCTGGTTTGATTCGGTGAATAATAATACTGCCGAGATGATTTCCGCTCCTTTGGGAATGCTGATTCCGCTGAAAATAAACCCGCCGTCGCAAGAACCGCTTCCGTCATTTCCTATGGTGATGACGTTCCCCGACCCGTCTGGCAGCCAGGTTGTTTTGTAATCTTCTTCTCCGTCCCTGTCTGTTCCGCCTAAGTAGCCGATGGTTATTTCTGTTTTGTCATCTGCGAACCAAACCTCTAATTCTGCCTGGTATCCTTCTCCTTTGCCTTTATCCCAGCAGGTTTCTGCCTGCCCGTCGGTTGAGCCGTTGTCTTCAATTACAAAAGCAATAGCGTTTCCTGGTTTCCAGTCGGCTTGGGCGACGATTTCTTCCACGATCAGTTGGAGATTCGGCGTCTGCGTCCATTCGTGAACTTCCCATTTTTTTATGATGTGCCATGCCTTGCTGTTTGCGGTTTTGATTCTTGACGAAGGTCTGATGGCTTGGCTGAACGGCTTTGTGTCTGCTTCCTTGATTCCTTTGATGATTAATTTCACATCAGGGTCTGTGCTGTCAGTCACTGCTGGTCTTAATTTTAATCGTGCCAGCATTATCTTTGCGTTTTTGGGAATGTTCACGTCCCTGAATCTGAACGCTCCGTGCTGGACTACGCCGTCGTATTTTCCGAACGTTATGACGCTTCCTGTTCCGCCCTCTGAATACCAGGTCTCGTTATTTTTTTCTCTGCCGTCATCGTTGTTCTGCCCGATGCTGGCTTTGAATTTTAAGACCTGATGCTTTGGCATTTTTTTAGGACGCTTTCCTTAAGGCAATTAATGGGACGTGAAGCGACCAGTCCGTTGGGCTGCCTGGATAGGTTGTTGGCAATGCTCCGTAAGTTTGGGTTACTGCATAGCCCAAAAAAGCAGAAGTGCCGAGAGTATTATCTAATCCATTAATCGGGTATGCTGCTCCTCTATCGATTGCTCTTACCGTCGTTCCTGTTTGAACACCTGTTATTACTGCAAGCCAGTAAAGTTTTCCGCCCTGCAATTTGATGCTGATTGTCAATTCCTTCACCCCAGTGCTGTCTGTTGCGACCTCGCCTGCATCCAAAACCAGAGCCCCTGGATAGCATGCTCCGTTGTCGACGTAGATGCCCATCCTTGCCACTCCGCCCGATGCCGCTGCCGTTGTCACATTGATGGCGATGCGGTCGAACGTCATGGTCTTTGGCACGAAAAATGGGAATGCCCGAAGCGAATTGACCGATGAGATTGACTGCGTGGTCAGGGCGACTCCCGTCAGGAATCCGCCGTAGTATTGCCCGTTCTTTTTAAACCTCTGAATGTTGAGGTCTCCTTTTTGCTGTTTGAAATCTGCCATAATTTTTTACGCTTCGGTAATAAATTCCACTCCTTCTCCGCTCACTGATGCGTCAATCCAAACTTTGACGGGCGTGTCCACTTTTAATCTGACCGAGTCGCCTGCTTCCAGCGAGAAATAATCTGCATTGGTCAGCAGGGCTGTTGCCGAGCTGTATCCTACGCCTATTATGCCCGTGTTTGTTCTCTTGGCCTTTACGACCAGATAGCAATCTTCTCCGATTTTAAAGTTCGGCAATTGGACAGGCGTGGCTGCAGTGGTGACGTTTTGCTGTCCCGTTTTTAAATTTGGTCTGCTTGCCATTTTTTCTGTTTTGTTGAATAGTTATTTGGTTACTCGACCTTTAATAAAAAGCCCGCTTCTAATTGCTTAGAATTTGGGCTTTTTCGGCTTTGTTGATTCAGTTCCCCGAATCCCTTTGGCGGAAGGTTTTGCCCCTTCCTCGTGTCCTTTCCCTGCCATTTCCTTTTTTCTCAGTTCTTCCTCTTTGGCCGCCACTGCTTTTTCTCTGGCTTCTAAACTCTTAAAGCGTTCCTCTCTGGCTTGCTGGGCGTCTTCATTTCCTTTTAATCTGTAGAAAAGATTGCCGAAATTCTGATGATTCTCCAGAAATTGAATCTCGTCTGGGTCGCTCGTCTCATACACTCCGTTGTGGAACTGGATTGACTTTCCTGACACGACCACGACTCTTCCTTCCACTTCTTTGGTATAGGACGCTTTGTTTATCAGTTTGAGTTCGGCACTTTGGGAAATGTATTTTGCCTTTTTCGATTTAGTTTCTTTTGTTTCTTCTTTAGTTTTTTTAGGCATGATAATGTTACTCAATTTTTAATTTTTTCTCGACCTTTTACTTGTGACAGGCACTTCTGCTCGGCTCATCCGAAGTGCCGTTTGAGCCGAGCATCTTTGCCACAAGGCAGCGTCTCGGTTTTCTGTTGACAGGCAACCGAGAGCCCCGAATCTTATTCAGGTTTTTAGACGATTAGAGGGCTGCGATTGACATTACGGCGTGTCTCTTATCCTGCTCCATCTGCAATCCGCACTCGCTTAAGTATTCGTCCACCCTGGAATCTTCGCCTGGTGCTTGTCTGTTGGTCAGAAGTTTGGTGTCTCGGTTGCTCAGGTAGCGGTAGGTCAGGCATTCCATGTCGAGCATCACTCCGTAGTTTCCGTATTTCGTTCCCGTAAGCAGTGGGTGTCTGATCATGTTCACCGTTCCGAACGGCGATTCGTATCTGTTGATTCTCATTCCGTAAACCTTTTCACTCTGAACGAGTTCCACCTTTTTCTTTGCCCAACTGTTAATCATTGAAATCACTGCGGACGAAGCGTAGAGGTATTTCTCGACGTTTCCGTGTGCGAACGCTTGAGCACCCAACCATTCCTCAAATTCCGCTTCGGTGTCAACGTTGGCTGTCTTATAAACGGTGATTGCGGGGATGATTCCGCCAGTATATCTCTTGGGATGAGTTCCGCCTGTATTGATTGCTTTCTTTCCGAATAGGAATGCTCTTTCGATGTCTATCATGTGTTCGATGGCTTTCTTTTTGCTCTGGTAATCAAAGTCGTTTTCTTTAGTCCATCCTTTGGTGTTTCTGGCGGTCTCGGTGATTCCGATCGGCGTTCTGAAAATCTGGCAGTAGTTGGACGGCTGGGTTACGGTGGTGGCCTTGATGTCTCTCAGTCCTGCGCCTTCCTCGTTGGCATTGCCGAGAATGACCACGTCTCCTGCGGCACTGGCCGCTGATCCTGTCGCTCCGCCGAGTTCCGCTCCGAGTGTTACTGTGTCACCATCCACGATGGCGGTAACCGGCATCACCCATCCTTGAACTGCGATTAAAAGCACGTCTCCCACCTGAACATACTGGCTCTGTGCCGTTATGGTCATGTTTCCGCCGTCTGGGTCAACGTTTCCTGAAGCCGTCAATACTTTTCTCTGATATTCGTCCTCAAACCATTTGAACTCTGGGTCGGTCGTCTCTTTCTTTTTCATCGCCTTGCCCTGCTTTGAGACAGGGTCTTTTCCTGCGTTAGTCAAAATCCCCAGTAAAGGATACTGGTTTACGTCCAATAGCGAAATCACATCGGCTATGTCGTATTTCCGAGTTACTCCCAATGAGGCAGTTCCTCTAATTCCTGTTGCTGAAGGCATTGTTTGTTTTGTCCTTTAGGTTACTTTTGGGAGGTTCGACTAATTCTCCCAAGAGTTTTTTAGCACCCACTTGCGGGAACTTTCTGGAGTATTGCTCACGGAGTTTCCGATGGGAAGCAGGGCTACTGCTTCTCCCGTTTTTTTTAAATTTTAAACTCCCAATCCGCCGAGAGGCGACTTTGGCGTTCCTTCCCCGAAAATCTTTTCTACTCTTTCCTGCTCTTTTGTCTTTTCTTCTTCTGAAGTCGGGGGCGCGCCTTTTCCGCTCTCTACTTGGGCTTTTGCTTTCTTAAGGCGGGCTTTTTCTTCTTCCGTCATTTCTCCCTCTTCTCCTTTCTGCTTACCAGCGAAGGCATCGACTTTTTCGCACGCTTCCTTCAGCGGGATCACCTTGCCCTTTTGGGCTGCGGTGTCAATCAAAGCCAATACTAACTCCCGATACTCTGGGCTGGTCTTCAGGAGAGGATGGTCTTTTTGGGCTTCTCTGATTTCTTTTAATGCCGCGTCTCTTGTCGAACTTTTTTCCTCGTAGGTTTTGTTTATTCTTTTTTCTATCTCTCCCAGAATCCACGTCGCAAAACCCTTCGGAGTCATCTTCTGAAATTCTTCGTCGTTGGGAATCTCCTCTTTTTTCTCTTTTTCTTTTTCCTCTCCTTCTTCTCCTTCTTTGGCTTTCCCCTTTTCCTTCTCGGCGAGTTTTATTTCCAAATCTTTGACTTTCTTTTCCTGCTCATTAAATTCCTTTATGACATCCTCTCTCGATTTGCCGTGCCATCTGTCCTTCTCTTTCTTTTTGGAATCCTCGCCTTCTTCTTCGCCCTCGCCCTTATCCTCGCCTTCCTCGTTTTCTTCTTCCTCGTCTTCTTCCCCTTCTTCATTTTCTTCTTTTTCCTCGTCCTCTTTTTTTTCTTCGTCTTCTTCCTCATCTTCGGGCGGATTGTTGAGAAGTGCGTCGAGTTCCTTATTTTTGTCTGGCATAATAAAAATAGTTAATTTTAATTTTCTCGACCTTTTAACTCAGCTGTCTTCTGAATTCTTTGCTTCTGGTGATTGAGCTTTTGCAAACCCTGATGGCTGCGGTCTTCTTGTCCTCGCCTGCTCTCGGATTGAACTCATTATCTGCCATCAGACTGTCCACGCAGGATTTAATTCTGTTGTCAGCTTCCTGACCCGTTTTTGTAGTTTCTTCCCACTTTTTTGTTTTGCCTTTGATTCCGTATGGCATAAATTTATTTTTCCCTCATGGCTTCGGCCGCTTCCTCTTTTCCTTTGATGGCGGTCTCGACCATTGAGAGGATTTTTTCGTAGGTGTTGGCATTGGCTCGGTGCTGGAGATACTCGGAAGCGATCTGCTCGGCGGTCTTGCCTGTAATTTCAAACTCCCGAAGCTCGCCGTATTCAATGCGGAGCTCCTCTTTGATTTTTTCTTCAAGCCATCTCCAGCCGTCGGTTCTGGTCATCTCCAGCACCGCCAGTCCAGTGTCAAATTTTTCCTCGTTTGTTCCTGCCATTTTTATTTATTTTTAAGCAGTTTCTTCTGGCGGTGTTGCTCCTGACGGCATTCCCAATCCGCCCAGATTTGTTTCTTCTGCTCCTGCCATTTCAGTCAAGGTGTCGATCAAGCTCTTAACTACATCACCGAGAGCCGACCCGTTTCGCAGGGCGTCTTTGGCTTTGTCTACCACTGCCTGAATCTGGTTGCATTGTGCTTCTATGTCGCCTTTCGGTGCTTCAGAAGGCGTTAAATTCGGGGCTTCGGGAAGTTGCCCTTCCTCTGGAGTTTCTTCTTTCGGAAGTTCCTCGTCTTTTTTCTTTGCCATGTTGGTTTTTTTAATTTGTTATTTTAATTGCTCGACCTTGTTTATAGGATTGGGAACGGCTTTCCCCAATCGCACAGAATTCCGCTGATGTGGATTTCTGCTGACGGAGTTCCGCCCGGAGTGGTGAACGTGACCACTGCTCGCAGATATCTTTTCTTTCTGGCAATCTGGAAAGTATAGACGCTGTCTGCCGCCACTGTTACTTCGTCTCCGCCTTCTGCCGTACTGGGTGAACTGAAACCAGAGTCCTCGTCTTCCTGAATTTTGATTTTGGTTGATGCCTGACTTCCCAAATCGCCCACTGCCGCTTTCACGAGGGCAGAGGGAAATGCGAATCCGTCTGGCAGATAGGTGTCTACTGCTGCTCCTTCGGTAGTTGCGTTTATCACCTGAATTGGCAGGAGCTCCGTTAATTTGATGTCGTTTTGTAAATCTTTTGGCATGGTTATGTTTGATTCTGTTTAGTTAATTTTCTCGACCTTTTTTATTTGCCTATTTTCCGCAGGATCGGAATCTTTGCCATTACTTTGCTCATGATTCCCTGGGGGGCCGGAATCGGCGACGGCGTCGGCTCCGGAGACGGCGTGAGCGGTTCTTTCGGCGCTGTCGGTTGTTTTTCTTTTTCTGGTACTGGCTCTGTGCCTTCTTCTCCCAGCAGTATTTCCTCGTATGATTCTCTGTCCAATTCTTCCAGAATCATTTTTTGCAATTCTCTTTTTCTCTTTTGCCATTGCTTCACTTCCTCTGGGTTCTGCGGGTCTGGTTTGTCTTGGGCTACGAATTTGTCGTAAAGCATCAACACCTGATTTAATCTGGTTTCCTGGTCTGGCGGTATAATCGGCTCGACTTCCACGATGGCATCGACATTCACTTCCTTGTCTTCTTTTTTGAATTCTTTAAAGTCCACTTCATCGCCGACTATTCGGTAAAGCTTATTTTCGCTGATGAATTCTTGGTTCAGTTCAATCAGATTGTTTACCAATTGGGTCAGCGATTCTGCGAGCTGATCTGCAAGGACGCCCAATCTCAGATTGCCCTGCCCCAATAACATAGCCACTTTGGCCGCCGGCTCTTGTTTTCCCTTGGGGCTGCCTTGCATGTATTCGCTTATCGCCAGCGTTCTCTCGATTTCGTTTCTCATCAGCTGGTCCTCGGTGATTCCCATTCCGCTAATTTCTGGCGGCCTCTCTATCGCCACGTCATCCAGTTTTCTCAACTCCCACTTTTCTCCTGGCGCGAAGATGATGTCGTGTTTTTCTATACCAGAATCTTTTCTGATTTTCACCACTGGGTCGAGCATCAAAACCACGTCGTCCATTCTCTGATTTCTCAAATCCGCCATTTCAAGAATGGTTGTTTCCACTGGTTCAATATGCCCTGTCGCCCACAATTCCCAGTTCAAGAAATGGTCTGGCAAGTCAATGAAAATGTTTCCTTTGTTGACTTTAAGGTATGGATTGTCTTCATCCCTGATCAGTATTTTCTCGTTGCAGAGACCTATCAATTTTCCTTCTTCAAAATCCCAACATTCCCAAATTTCTATCTGTTTTTCTTTCTCCGCTTTTTGTTCGCTGATGCTTACCGTTTCTCCCTCGTCTGTTTTCTTTTCGTCTCCTGCAATCTGCGCCATCTTTTTAATGTTGATTTCGTATCTCTCTTTCTTCCAGTCCTCGACTTGTTTTGGTTCTACGAATTCCAAATTTTTGTAAAGCTTCGGTAGTCCTGCTTTTTCTCTGGCCTTTTCTTCTCTTTCTATCGCTTCTTTGGTTTTTACGATTCTGTGTATGATCCAAGGGCAATCTTCCTGAAGGTCTGTGGTTTCGGGTGCCGGCAGGATGTCCCAGAGGTCTATGATTTCTAAGGTCGGGTCATCGTAATCTCCGCCGGTAGCCGTTCGCCAAAATACTTTTGCTATTCCGTTTCCGAAAATCGTTGCCGATTTCAACCATTGTTTTATCTTCTTTGCCAGCTTAATGACGTCGAAATCGTAATTGACTAAGTCGTCCCATGATTCCAGCGACTTTGACTGGACGTCTTTTTTTTCTCTGGGCAGGACCCTCGTTTTTCTTTTTGCGGTTGCCAATCTTGAAATCACCGTCTCGACAATTTCAAAGGCAATCGCCGGCATTAATCTGGTGTTATAGGCGTAATTCTTTTTTTCCTGGTATGCTCGGTAAAGTTTATACATCCGCAACCATTTCTTTTGGAATGGCGTGTGAAATTCTTTTGCTCTCTTAAATCTTTTTTGCCACTTTTCTATCAATGTTTTTTCTGTGTCGCTTGGGCTGTAGTCCGCCTCTGATTTTTGCGTTATTTTTGTTTCTTCTTCTGCCATAAAAAATAAAAAAACGAGGTCACAACTTCTCGTCCTCAAAACTTCTCGTCTTTAAACGATTTGAGGACAGAAGTCGCAACCTCGTCTCTTTTAGTTCCAAAATTGGAACGCCGTCAGGTTACTGATTTTCTTCTGTTATTTAATTTTAACGCTGTTTGAAAATGTGTGTCAAGGGCTATTTGAAAAATTAATCATTCCGTTCCCATTAAAATTTTGCCACACTTCGATTCGGCAGTTTCGGCTATGTTTATTATGTCATCTATCTTTGGCTCAACACCATTGAGTTCTTCTCCCGTTTTCAGCTTTGCCATTACAGCCCTATCATGTGTCTGCCAGACGGATTCTGCTTCGCAATTATTGATTGCCTGCTTAATTAATTCCCATGATTCACTGGCTTGCCCTTCACTACTGATTTCTCCTTTCAGGTATTGTTCGACATTCGCCTGATGCTCCTCGTAAGTTTTGGAGCAGTGTATCTGTCCGCTTGAATCATGCAGGTAATACAGGCATTCTGTCTCGGTCGAGTTCAGCACGGCGTCGATGGCATCAAGTCCTGGATTGTCGATCGGATGCGGAGGAAGTCCTTTATAGAGATAGGTATTATAGAGGGAATCGATTTGTTTGTCGGCGAGTGTAATCGGCTTCCACCAGTCGCCTTCGCTGATGTAGGTCGCTGTCGGCTGGAGAAGTTCTGGGTTAAAACAGAATCCTTCTTTTCTTGCAGTGCTTTCTGGGTCTTGACATGGATCGCCTTTGAAATGAATTTTATCATCCCGTGCGTATTGCACAGTGGCGTCGACTTCGAGCTTCATGTCTTTTAATAACCGATTCCAAAGGATACCTGCGATGAGGGGCATGTCATCTTTGCCTGCTGCTTCTCTCTGCACTATTGATGCGATTTTCAGTGCCGTAGTCCATTTGATGTTTGCCTTCAAGAATTTGTCGGTGTATGGCTGAAACTTTTCGTTGAATTTTGCCCGCAGGCGGTCGGCAACCTGAAGCGGTTCTTCGTCTTTCGGTATGAGATAAGTGTCGGGAAAGTAGACGCCCTCGACGTAGTCGTATTTCATGGCGGTGAATTTTATGACCCAGTCGCTTTTCTGCTGGTCACTCCAGCCGAGTTCTTCGGCAAGCAATTCTGCGATCTGCTCTTTGCGGAGTCCCTCAGGAATCACGACCCATTTCATGTATGGCTCGCTGGTCAGGACTTCGGCTAACTCCCACGCATTCATTCCTTTTGAAATTTTGTATCCGCCTGATTGAATCTTGTCTTGCCAGCCCTTTTTCTTCAGCACGTAATTGAATGCCCATTCGCTTCTTATGTAGCCCTGCTCTTTCAGTATAGGAATTAATTCTGCTTCGGTCGTGGTCAGGTTTACTACGATCCGTTCTGTCTCTGCTCCTTTCTGCGGTGCTGCGAATTGATGCTGGAATGCGAAGACGCCGATGCCAATTACCATCACGACGATTCCGCCTGCAATCCCTATTATGATTTTTTTATTTTTAGTCATGATTGAAAATGTAGTATCGCAGGGCATCGGCAATCTCTTTGTGCCAGTTCTCTCCCAGTCGCCATCCGTCTTGGTAGAGGGCGTAGGTGACCACTGCCATTCGGAAGCCGACCCAAACGATTGCTGCGATTAAAATTCCGATGATGATTTTTTTGTTTCGGGTCATAATTTAGGAGTTTTACAATCTTTCAGGATTTCGGTATCTGGGAGGACGCTTCCATCTTCCCCTACGTCGTAGCAATAGCCATTCTCATCTCTGTAAGCCCTGAAGGTTTTGTAATCGTAAGATTCTGTTATCGTTTCATTTTCTCCGCTTTTAATTTCCCTCTGCTTCGTTCCGTAATTTATCCAATTTACGAAAGTGAATTCTCCCTCTGGTTTATTCAAAAATGTTCTTAATGCTGCAATGTCTTTCTTTTGTGTTTCTTGCCATTTTTGCATTATCTCCGTGATTTCTTTTTCGGTCAGGGCGGGTTTGTATTCGTAAGAGAATAATTCTCCACTAAGGTCGCAAATGACGATAGTTCTCCATTCGCTCTTTGCTAAACTTTGACCCTTTCCGTCTGGAATCAGATTGTAAAAATCTCCTTCGTGGGCTTTAGCCCAGTCGGTGTAGTATGTTCTTTCGTATGCGTCTGCTTGCCTTAATCTGTAATTCTCTGGGTCAGGCACTAATTTTGCCAGTAGGTTTTGGGCGGATTCTTTTGCTTGGTCAGCAGTAATCCATTTCGTCCCCTCTATGCAATCTTTTCCTCTATTTAGAATTTCGTTGTTTTCTACATCTACTTCTGTTCTGAATCCTTTGTTGTCCTCGTAGGTTTCAATCACTTTTAATTGGGCGAAATCGGTTATTGTTGCTGGGTCGGGGATCCCGTAAGTATAGTATCTTGTTTTTGCTTCTTTGAAGGTTATTGCTAAATCTTCTCCGAAGATGGATTTGATTTTTTCCATCACTGCCTCTCTTTGTTCTGCGGTTCTGGTTTGATAATATTCCACCAAGACCTGGTCAGATGTTTGGGCTGTCTCGCTTGCTTTATTTGATTCTTCTGCGATAGTGGTTTTGGTATTTTTTATTTGTTGCAGTCCGATGGCTGTCCCGATTCCTAATCCTATAATTACCGCTCCTATGATGATTAAATTCGCTTTTTTCATGGTTTTTTAATTTCTTAATTTGCTTTCATTTCGACCTTTGCCTTCTATTCTAATTATGCTTTTACCCTGAAATGAAGTCAAATAAAAATGAGGGCATAACTCTTTAGTCCTTCCCCGTGTCCGACTCTGTTGTTTCTATCCTAATTGGGTAACCATGCCGAATGAAAATTGTAATCCTGCCGAATTTTAACCTGCGGGCATCTCGGTATGCCTTCTCAATGATTCGCCTTGTTCTTTCTTCTCTGTCTTCTTTTTTTCTTTTATCGGTTTGGTTCATACTTTAGCCGTTTTTTCAGAGCGATGTGCCAGTAGATGAGTGCAGTCCAAAGGTGGTCTGCTCCCAAGTTCGCCCACTCTCTTTTTTCCTGCCCGTATTTGTCGGTGACGGTTCTGGCATAAATGGTCTGGGCGTGTTTTATTAATAATTGAAAAGTTGGGCTTTCTTTCGGCATTGCGAAGGTAAATTCTCCCCTCATTAACGCTGAAATGGTGTCGTCGTAAATCCTGTTCCTTGACGTGAACACCTTTATTTCGTCATCAAAGTTTTCTGGTCTCTTTTTCTTTTCGTCTCCGAATCTCGTCACTTCCAACATTTTCGGGTCCTCTTTGAAAAAGTTGAGGTATATCCTGTATGGGAATTTGTTTGCCAATGCTTGAGCGTCTTCGGTGTATGGTTGGGCGTCCACAACTCCCACTCTCACGTTGTAAAACTCTATTAATTCTTCCATCTGTTGCCACCGGGTTTTGTTCGGTTTGTCTTTAAGCACCCCTATCCAGAAAATCGCTTTTTCGTTACCGATGATTACGTGGTTTTCTTTGCCCGTGTCCGCTCCCATGATGTTCCATCCGCTTCGGTCTGGCTCTTTGTTGGTTTGATTTCTCAAAAATAAACTGGCTTCCACTTTTTGTTCGGCGGACAGGTATGGCAGTCCTAAAATAAAGTTGTAAAAATATTTTTCGTCCTTTCCTTTTACCCCTTCCATCGCCTCATTGTATTCCCTAATGATGCGTTCTGCGTCCCAACACATCATTTGGGTTATCCAGTATCCGCTTATTGGCTCGCCTGGAAATCTTGCTTCCCATTTTCCCAATTTTCTGATTTGCTCTGGCGTGATTTCTTTTTGGCATTTTTGACAGATGTAAATTCCTCGCTTCAAATCTACGTTTTTCTCCCACTCCATGTGTTGTCTGTAATGGCAATGCGGACAGTCGAATCTCCAGTGTTTTTGGTCTGATTGGCTGTAGAGCTTGTCGATTCCGAAATCAGGAATGGTCGGCGTTGAAATGTAAATCTCCTCGCCCATCTTTGAGTATGCCATTCTGGACGCGTAATCGCCGATGATATCTATCTTCGACTTGTCTACTTCATCGTAAATGTTCCTGTCGCTTGAAATGATGATTGGCGCTTTCTCGGTGAATGTGCCTTTGTAGTAGACGAATCCTTTGCCTATGCCCTTTATCTCGGTGCTGTCTTTGTCAAGGGTAATCCCGTTGGCCCTGATTATTCTATCCACTTTGGTTGGCACGAATTCCCAGACATCTTTGTCGCTTGGCAGCGTGTGAATTTGGTTAATCCCCAAATATTTTGCGTCGTGCAACTCTTTCAAAATGGCGAAGGTCGACACCCCGACCTGTGATCCTTTTCTGATGACTATCACCCGACTTTTGTCCGTGTAGACATCCAGTAAAAAATAATGGTAGTTGAACTCAATCGGTTCGCCCTTCTCGTTTTTTACTCCCTCGTTTTTTATCCATGCCAACGTGCTGTCGGAAACTATCTCCTTTTCGATATTGTTTTTTGAGTTCGTCTTCATAAAATTTTACCGCCTTCTTTAAGGTGGGGTCGGTCCTCAGTCTTTGCTCGAACTCTAACTTCAATCCTCCTGGAAACTCCCTCCTTTCGTATGGCCGCCATTTCTTGCTCTTGCATTGCAAATAGAATTTGATTGCCCAACCTTCGTTGTTAAAAATCGCCTCTCTCAACCTGTCTTCAGTAAAAGGCGTACCGATCCCGTCCATTATGTGGTCTGCTTTTTTGGCGAACTCCATGTCTTCTATTCGGTGATTGTAATAACTCCAACGGTTAATTCCTATTGCCTCGCAGGTAGCACTGATTAACCCAATCATTTCTTTGAGTTTTTCTAAAAATTTATCCCATTGTTGCTTTGTGATTTTCTTGCCCGATGTCATGGTGGGGGGGTTGTTGGGTTTGTTGGGTTTTTATTTAAAGGTATACTTCTTCGGCTTGCGCTCAGAAAGGCTCACGCAAGTCATCCTGGTGTGTCATTTTTCGAGCTTTTTGGGTTTCTCGCCGGATATTAGCTCGTATCTTTTCAAAATCACGTCGCAGTAAGCGGGGTCTAATTCCATCAAATAACACTTCCTTTCTAACTTATGTGCAGCTACTAATGTTGATCCCGAGCCAGCGAATAAATCTAATAGCAATTGCCCGACTCGGCTTGATAATTTTATCGCTTTCATTATCAACCAGTCTGGTTTCTCGGTTGCGTGAATCATTTTAATCGTTGCCTTCCTCGGCATTTCCCAAACATCGGCTTCGTTCTTTCCCCCGTAAAAGAAATGTTTCTGTCCCTCTTTCCAGCCGTAGAGTATGGATTCCGCTCTCTCTGCGTATTTTTTTCCTGATTTGCCTTTTACCATCATTCCTATCCTTTGCTTTCGTTTTTTTCCTTTCAGTATCTGCTCGTATTGACACTTAAAATCTGCCCAGCTTACCGTTGAACCTTGTTTTAACCAGATGATGCAGTGAGAGAATTCAAACCCCGAATTAAGCATCTGGTAGTAGAAAAGCGGAAAGGAAGAATATCCAGAGCAAATGTAGATTGTGCCGCCGGGTTTCAGTTTTAAGCTGAAGTTATTGAATGATTTTCTTATAAGATCTGCGAATTGTTCTTCCGTTAGAAAATCTCCGAGTATTTTTCCTTTGTTGGGAAATTTTCCAGCAAGTTCCGTGCTTTCGTATTTCACGTTGTAAGGCGGATCGGTAAATACCATGTCCGCTTTTTCTCCTTTCATTAATTTCTCTACATCTTCTGGTCTGGTGGCGTCGCCGCACATTAATCTGTGCTTGCCTAATCCATAAATCTCGCCGTATTTCGTTTTCGCTTTCTTTATTTTTTCCCGTTCTTGCTCTGAATTAAAGTCGCTCTCCGTCATTTTGCGTAGCATTTGGACGTCTAAAAGATTGCTGATTTCAACTTCGTCAAATCCCGTGGTAACCAAATCTGCGTCTGCCCGATTTAATTTCCACATTATCTCTGCCAATTTTTCATCGTTCCAATTTCTTTTTTGCCCAATCCTGTTTAATGCCAAACTTAACGCCATCTCTCTTTCTTTTGTCAAATTGACAAAATCTACATTCTTTTGCGGAATGCTTTCCCAGCCCAATTCTTTTAAGGCCAGGACGGTCATGTTGCCTCCGACAATAATTCCCTCTCGTCCTTTGTATTGATTGACCGTGATTAGCCCTCGCAACCCAAATTCCTGGATTGATCTCTTCAATGATTCCAGTTCTTTTCTGTCAATGTCTCTGGGATTATATGGTGCGAATTTTAAATTTTTAATTTGGACTTTTGTCATGTTTTTGAAAGATATTTAATGCTCTTACTCTCATGTTTGGGCCCGTTGAGACTCCTATCACAGCCCAACGCCTAGTTTGCTTTGGCGTGATGTAGACCAGCTGATGAAGGATGCAGACGAATCCTCCTTTTTTGCAAACTCTCACCGCTTCTCCAGTGAACGAATAAGGCCTGACCGCTTCTGTGCCATAAAGTTTCTTGCCATAAATCTTGAAGTCCGAATCGTATGGCGGGTCTGCCAAAACCACATTGAAATGATTGTCGGGAATTGGCAATCTTTTTCTGCAATCTCCGATAATTTCTGGACGGACCTTTGGGTTTATGTCCATCGTGACGTCTGTATGATTGATTTTGCTCGTTATGCCAGCGAATAAATGAAGGATTTTTTTGTTTTTTAACCCGATGAGATTGTCTATTCTTTTTAGTATCCCGCCGGGGTATATGCCTTTATATTGTCCCATTGGTCTTTGGCACGCCCAAAAATCCGTTATTACCCTCGTTTGATTTTCTGCCATAACTTTTTAAACCAACCTTTCGTTCTCTGCCAAAATGAAAACTTGCCGTATCCTACGATTGTTTCCCTCATCATGTATTCTATTCTCCGTCTCTGGGCTTCTCTTAACAAATTGGCGGGAATCGGCACTCCGCCGATTATCCTGGTTTTGTTGTTTCTTTTTGCCCACCAATCCTTTTTGGGATTGTTCAGCATCATTGCTCTTCTTCTTTCTTCTTTTTGTTCCTTAGTTTCATTTTGCAT